GCTGGCGTGGTTAAGCCGGATAACGTCTATAAAGCGGGTGTTAAGCTGGCTGAAACGCTAGGATTTAGTAATCCAGAGCAGTATTTTACTGATCCAGCAACACAGCCCCCACCAGAAGAAAAGCCAGATCCTCAAATTGAGACAGCCAAAGCGATGATGGAGATTGAACGCTTAAAGACTGAAGCTAAGATCACGCAAGACCAACAAAAGTTGGAAGCCGACATACAAATGAAGCGCGAGGAATTAGCCGCCAAATATGGCCTCATGACCGAAGAAATGAATCATAAAATAATCATAGGGCAACAGGCCAATAACAATGGACTCTATACAAGAGCAAATATACCGCAAGCAGCAAGTGGAGGCGCTGGTCAACAGCCCTCTGTTTCAGGAGGCATTCAAGCACCTGGATAACCTTTACTTTGATGAATGGCTGAATAATTCAGAACTAACACGAGAAGAACGAGAAGAAATATGGCGACAATTAAAAGCAATGCAGCACCTGAAACGCTTCTTCCAATTAGCGTTGGAACAAGGGGTGCAAGCAGTAACAGCCCTCAATTTGAATCATTAATCGAGTTTTGTAAAGCCGCTGAATTAGACAATGCTGCACTAAGAATTTTAGAAGTCATAACAGATGATGTGACCTCACCCGAATTTGTCAGGCTGAAATACTCCTATCCGGCTGTATCGATAGGTGTTCCAAGCTACAAAGATAGCAAAGATAAAGTAGTAAAAATGTAGGCATGTCGTGAGACACCCTTAATCAACGCTGTGAAGCGTTACAATCCCAATGAAGGATATTTATAATGGAAGAAGCTACCCCGCTAGATCAGGGCGCAGAAATACAGCAAGACTCCGGTAATACTGGAAATGATGATGCAGCATTGCTGTCTGCATTTTTGGCACAAGAAAGTGATTCAAGTGACGGCATAGAAGCCGCTTCCTCCGACATACCTGCCGGACAAGAAGCAGAACCAACGCAAGCACTCGAAAATTTTACTGTCAAAATCAATGGCGAAGAAAAGCAGGTTACTCGTGACGAGTTGATCGCTAACTATCAAAAAGGCGAGGCCTCAAGCCAAAAGTTTGAAGAAGCCGCAAATTTACGACGTGAAGTTGAACAGCAAAAAGCCGCGACGACTCAGCAACATTCGATATTGCAAAATGCGATCAATCACTTTAGGCAGACCGCAAATCAGTGGGCGCAAGAAGGGCAACCGGATTGGGCAAACCTACTGGAAAACAATCCGCATGAATATTTGAGGCAAAAAGAAGTATTCGCAGCAAGACAAGAGGAATTTGGGAAAGCACAGGCTGCTCAGGCATACCTCGACCAACAAAACCAGTCTCAACAAAACGAATACATGGCACAACATTTAGCCAGTGAGAGCGCAAAACTACTGGAGATTATCCCAGAATGGAAAGACACAGGTCATCGTGAACGCGAGGAGCAAGAGTTAGTTAAGTATTTAACTGGCAAGGGCTATACCCGCGATGAAATGGCAAACCTGAATCAATCCAAAGCTTCCAACATATCACTTGTCTTAAATGCTATGCGATATGAAAAGCTAGTCGCGCAATCAAAGACAGCGGCTAAACAAGTGCAAAACCTACCGCCGCGCATTGAGCGTGCAGGGGTAACTAATCAGGGTAGCTCAGGACGCGCAGAAGCTATGCAGCGCCTCTCTAGGTCTGGTTCAATTTCTGATGCAACTGACGCGTTTGCGGCTTTGTTCGGATAAATCATGTCGAAAGACACATATAATTTAGCAGGTATTTAAAATGGCAATAGTAGCCGGAACCTATCAAACGTTCCAAACCAAGGGTATTAAAGAAGATTTGGCAGATATCATCTACCGAATTACACCCACAAAAACACCTTTTCTTTCAGCAATTCCGAAAGTAAAAGCTTCCAATACTTTTCACGAATGGCAAACTCAAGACTTGGCGGCTGTTACTGCCAATGCTCAAATTGAAGGGGACGATGTATCAACCTTTGGTGCTGTAACTCCGACTGTTCGTTTAGGTAACTACACACAGATCTCTACCAAGAACGTGGTTATTTCTGGTACTAACCAAGCAGTTAAATCTGCTGGACGTAATAACGAAATGTCGTATCAGTTGAGCATGAAGTCGGCTGAATTGAAACGCGATATGGAAGCGGCCTTGTGTTCATCAGCCAATGGTGTTGCCGGTGCAGTTTCTAACGCTGGTAACTCCGCTGCTCATGCTGGCTCTACTTCTGCGGCTCGTCAGCTACGCGGCTTGGAAGGTTGGATCGCTACTAACGTCGATTTAGGCGCTACCGGTGTCGCTCCTGTTTACACAATGGGATCTTGGGCAGCACCATCAGACGGTACTGCAAGGGCGTTTACAGAAACACAATTAAAGAATGTGTTGCAGTTAGCTTATGCACAAGGTGGCGAGCCTGATTTAATTATGGTTGGCCCCGGTCAAAAACAAACTTTCTCTACTTTCACAGGTGGATCGACTCGTTTTGACAAAGCCGAAGATAAGTCAGTAACAGCGGCTGTTGATGTTTATATCAGCGACTTTGGTACGCTTCAAGTAGTGCCTAACCGTTTTCAACGTACCCGCACCGCGTTTATCTTGGAAACTGAAAAATGGGCATTGGCAACATTGAGATCATTCGACACTGTGGATCTAGCTAAAACTGGTGATGCAGAAAAGAAACTGATTACAGTTGAATACACGCTTGAAGCGCGTCAAGAGAAAGCGTCTGCTGCTGTAAAAGACTTGTTGTAGACTTAACCGGAGTGGGTGTAAAAAGCCCACTCAACCTACTGTCGGGAGACACTAGATGATTGATGATGCTATACAAATTCAAGCAGTAGGAGTCAGCCTAACCACAGGCGCGGCTTCTGTTAATGCGACTATCCCTAATACGGCTAGTGCAACTAAACCTAATTATATTCGTATCTGTGTAACCGCTAACTGTTTCGTCAAGATAGGCGCTGCTGGTGTAGTAGCAACGGCAAACGATATATTAATGATCCCTACCGATCATTTGATTCTAAAAGTCAGCGGTAATACAACCATTGCTGCAATACAGCAAGCTGGGCCTGGTATTTGTAACATCACCGCTCTGGAAGATCTGTAATGCTATCGCATTTGAATGTGCAAGATGATGGCTTAATTGTTGTTAAGTCCATGCAAGATGTTCAGCCTATCCTTGAAGCTGTCAAAGAGAAGGTAGAAGTGGGCGATGTTGGCACGAAAGACATGAAGCACGCCGCTACTATACCGATGGTAATCATTGAGAATTACATGAACCGTGTTGGCTTAACATTTCAAGAGTTTTTGAGAGATAAGGAGCATATTAAGTGCTTGCTCAATGATAAATCACTAGAGGGCTTTCGTATCTGGAAAGGGGCAGTATAAATGGCGATTGCTAACTATTCAGATTTAACTGCATCAATATCAACATGGATGCACCGTAGTGATCTAACAACGGTAATTCCTGATTTTATCCGTCTTGCTGAAGCCAGGATGCAATTAGATTTAGATACCCGGCAACTCGATAAAACTAGCACCCTAACCACGACTCCAAGCACTAACACGCTGCTTTTACCTACCGACTTTAACAAAGCGCGTTCATTGTCGATGCTATCTGGCGGTGTCACGATTGTGTTGGACAATATGCCGCCTGAATTACTTGTGCAGCGATGGGGCAGTTATACATCGTCTATGCCGCGTAGCTATTCAATCAGGGGTAGCAATCTATTGTTAGGCCCAACACCCAACGGGGCTTATGACTTAACGCTGGAATATTTAGGCACGATACCTGGACTAACCGCAATTAATCCAACCAACGATATTTTAACTAATTATCCAGACGCTTACCTCCATTGCTGCCTTATTTATGGCGCTCAGTACATCAGAGATGCTGAGATGGTTTCAGGTATGGAAAGCTTGTACGCGATGGACGTAGACCGTATTAACATGCAGAACTGGGGACAGTCTGCCACTATGACGATGAAACAGGGGTAAGCAATGGCATTAGAAACTGGAAGCGTCGTTAATGATTTAGTGACAACAAACCCCGCCGCGAGTGATGCTAAATCACAAGGCGACGATCATCTTAGACTCATTAAGTCAGCGTTAAAAAATAGCTTCCCAGGCTTTACGGGCGCAGTTTTAGCAGCCGGTACAAGCACAGGCACTGCTAATGCTTATGTACTATCAGCTTCCTTGCCTAGCTATACATCAAACACCGTTGTCGTATTTACGCCCAATGTTGCCAATACAACCGCTTCGACTATCAACATTAATGGCTTAGGCTTGGTCTACATCAAGCGCGTAGATGGTACAGATTTACAGCTTAATGATTTGCTAGTCGGTCAATATGCGGTCATGACCTACACTGGCACAGAATTTAGATTACTAGGCGCTACAAAAGGTTATATCGACAATCTAGCGTTTAATACTGCATTGCCTGCACAGACGGGTAATGCAGGAAAGCTATTAACAACAGATGGAATAACCGCATCATGGAACGGTTTACTAGCAAATTTAGCATTAAAAGGTGCAAACTCCGACATTACATCACTTAATGCACTATCCAGCATCAATGGCGGTCAACTAGCGGGGCTGAGGAATCGGATTATAAATGGCGCTTGTACGGTTCAGCAGAGAGGCTCTGTGTCAAACTCTGCGGGGTCTCAGTATGGTGGACCTGATCGATTTTTATCAGTAAATTACCCAACGTCAGGAGTATTTACCCAGTCAGCAGCAACAATAACCTATGGTGGAATAGTTAAGCAGTCAGTGCGACAGACGATGACTACTGGAAAAGCATCGTTTACGGGCACAGATGCTTACTTTGGCTTAGCGCAACTAATAGAGGGGTATAATTGCTATGATATGTTGGGTAAATTTGCCACTATCTCATTTATTTTTAATACTAATTTATCTGGTACATATTCGGTAACTATTAGAGATGGTTCGGGAGTTAATTCTTACACCTCTACTTTTGTTGCTGTAGCCAATACACCGTTAAAAGTCACACTTTCATTATCAGCGGTTATCCCAGTCGGGGCAGGTATTCCAAATACAAATGCACTGGGGTTATCTGTATATGTCGGTGCTCTCACATCTGCAGCAGCATCTACATCGACGTTAAATTCTTGGATTACACCAGCTTGTATAATGGCTTCAACTGCAACAAACTGGGCAGCAACAGCAGGTAACTTTATTGAATTGACAGAATTTCAACTTGAAATCGGCTCAGTCGCAACGCCGTTTGAGCAAAGACCCATAGGCATGGAATTAGCTTTGTGCCAGCGGTATTATCAAAAATTCACTGGGGTAGTATCAAGTGGAAATACTGCCAGCGGAAATGGCGTTTATACAGGATTATTATTTCCTGTTGAACTTAGGGCAGTCCCTACAATGGCATATAGCAATTTTGTTAATTCTAATGCTGGAAATGCTGCCACTAATCAAGTAACTACAAAATGTTGGATAACTGGAATTACTATTACATCCACTGGATATGGATATTCTAATTTTACAGCAGAAACTACCGGGACAGAATTATGAGCTATAAATTATTTAATAGCAGGTATCAAGCGTTTATTGTTGATATTGAGAAAAATAGTTATATTCCAATAGACTCAGCTAACTCAGATTATCAGAAATACCTCGCATGGCTATCTGAAGGCAACACACCCGAGCCTGCCGACATTCCACCTGTTGTTATTCCAACGCTAACGATGCGACAAGCTCGACTGGCACTTTTAGATGCTGGACTACTTGATGAAGTCGAAGCGGCTATTACGACACCTGAGAACAGAATATGGTGGGATTACTCGACAACGGTTGAAAGAAGTCATCCGCTTGTTAATGCGGTCTTAGCGGCACTGGGCAAAACTGAATCAGAGATTGATTCGATGTTTATTGATGCGTCTACTTTGTAGGAACATTAATGGCACTGGTAAAAGTAACGGGTACAGGTCAAATTGGTCTTAACAAAGATTTATCAGCGCATGAATTACCGCCAAGCGCGTGGACAGACTGTCGAAACATCCGTTTTTTAGACGGGTATGCTTACCAATTTATTGGTTACGGTGAAGTCTATAACTCGCCCGCTTATGTCCCGCAGCACATACTGCCGTGTAATGTTGCAGGATCTCGCTACTGGGCGTATGCAACAGCAACAAAGCAGTTTGCTGTAACTAACACGGGTGGTGTATCAGTTCACACAGACATAACTCATTTAACACCTCGTGCAGGCATAAGCAACAACTGGACAAGCACGCTTTTGTCCGGTGTGCCTATTCTCAATGCTGGTGATACGTCTAGTGTGCCGATGGCGTGGAGCTTGAATCTAGCCAATAAATTTGTTGACTTAACGAACTGGCCTGCATCAACATATTGTAAATCAATCCGCAGCTTTAAAAACTATCTGGTTGCACTGAATATCACTAAAGGGTCGGCAAATTATCCCTATATGGTTAAATGGTCACACCCAGCAGATCCAGGCTCACTGCCGTCAAGCTGGAACGAAGCCGACGCAACCAAACAGGCCGGTGAGTCTGATTTGGCAGAGGGTTATGATGCAATTATAGATGGTCTCCAGCTTCGTGATTCTTTTATGATTTATAAAGAATCAAGTGTATGGCGAATGGATTTTATTGGCGGTAATTACATCTTCAAGTTCAGCAAGGTGCTAGGCAAGTCGGGCGCTATGAATCGTAACTGCATCGCTGATATTGATGGCTATCATGTGGTACTGACCAACAATGACATTATCATTCATGACGGTAATCAAGCTGAATCTGTACTCGACAAAGCAACGCGACGATGGTTTTTTCAGAATATTGACGTTGATAATTACAGTAAATGCTTTTTGTTTGTTAATCCATTTTTTAATGAAGTTTATATCTGTTATCCGCAAATAGGATCGGCCGTGTGCGATAAAGCGATGGTGTATAACTACAAAGATAAGACCGTTTCATCCCATGATATGCCGAATATAAACCATGCAAATTATGGGCCGGTTGACAATGGACTTTCCGGACTGTGGTCACAAGATGGTGATACCTGGGATAGTGATTTAACTTTGTGGAACGGGCCTGATTTTGTGCCTAGCGCATCACATTGCATCATGGCGAGTAATGATACCAAACTGTATTTACTGGATGGTAGCGCCTCATTCAACGGGGTTATTGCTAAT